TTTTCTTGATGCTTTGTAGTCCATATAATTTTGAACCATGTCACCGCCCACAGGGTCTACAACATCATCAGGTAAAATGTCTGCTAGATTATCAAAGTGTGATTCTGTTCCCGGTATATTTATAGCTCCCGGTTCAAAGTCTATCGTTGCGCCGCCGTCTTCTTCTGGTGTAACCTCTACAGGTCCTTTTTCTACTTCTTCCTCTTCAACTTGTACTTTTGCTACTTCTTCCTCAGTAGGAATATCTATTTCAGTACGAGTGTTACTAGGGAGTCCTTTATCTATATCTGCCATTTATTACTCCTTTATCTTCTTAACATTATTATAATCAATAGGCAACCCATCTGGCACAGGTCCAGCTTCTGGTGCTGGGCCTTCTTCTACACCTGCTTGTTTAGCTATTCCACCACCTGCAAGCTCTATTTGTTGCGTAGGATCAGGGAATAATTTATCTTTAATTAATTGTTTTATATTAGATCTTTTTGTTGCTCTTTCTGATTCTTTTTGAGCCTCTTTATCTTTAACTCTTTTCTTACCTTTTTCAAAAAGTTCTTTTGCGTCTTCTAGTTTTAAATCTGTTTTTATTCTAGGTTGATCAAAGTCACTGTCTAATCCAGAAAAATCTTCTGCTATTTGAGTGTCCATTTTATCTTGTTGAACAACGCTTCTTGCTTTTCTTTCTTCTGGAGTAAGTGATAAAACTCTTTTTGTTCCACCAATTAAATCTGTTCCTATAAATCCATACTCTAACGCTTCTAGTAATGTTTTACCTTCTTCAAATTTTTTAGCAGCATCATAGGCCATCACAGGTGTCATGGCTACTCCAAAAACTTTAAGAGTTCCACTTAGATATTTAGCTTTTGCAAAGTCACCTGGAATAGATTTTATTGTTTCTTCTAAAACTTTTAAACCAGGTATTTTTGCAGCCAACATCATTTTTTTGTTTTCTGCTTTTTTAGCTAGCTCTAAAACTTTATTTTTAAATTCTTTTTTTTCAACGTCTGAAAAACTTTTAAATTTTTTATTTCCAAAATTAGCTAGCGCACTTGGGTTTTTATCAACACCTCTTTTAACTTGTGATAGTTCTACAATGGTTCCATTTGAGTCAAACACTGGACTATATTCTACATAGCCTATAGCATTCTTCATATTTGCAGGTAATCCTTTTTTTGCTTCGCTAACTAAACTTTTTGATTCTGCATTTAAATCATTTAATTTTTTTACTGCATCAGGATCAGATAAATCCATAGTAGCTATTTCATCTGCTATGTCATTTAATCTTAAATTAAAACCACCAAGTTTTTCATTAAACTCTGCATCAAGTATCATTACATCTTTTGGACTAAGTTCTGCTAAACCACCTATAGGAAATATGTGATGAAAGTTTTTAGCTTTTGTTCCTGATATTGGAAAACCTTGAGCGTTTCTTATTCTGTTTGCTCTATTAACATTTTTAGCAGTCCTTTCTCCTTCTTTAACTCTAGGTCTTCCTGACTCTAAAGTTTTTCCGTAAGTTAAACCTAATCTAGTTAAAGCTGCTCTACTTATTTTTCCTTTATATTTTTCTAAAATTTCTTTTTTTGCCATGGTCTTGGCATCTTTTTTAATGTCATCAATCACACTATAGTCAAAAAGAAATTGATTAGATTTTTTAGGTGTTCCTTCTTTAAGCTCTACTCTTTCTAAAGCTTCTGCTTGTTTATCTTGTTTTACAAAATTACGAAACGCTCCACGAGAGGAACCTATGTTTTCGACAAGATAATTCTGCATGTCGTTGAATTTTTTTAATTCCATTATTCTCCTAACATGTAAGCTAGGCCGCCGGCAGCTTTTTTAATTGGTGGGGACTTTTTAGAAACTTCTTCTATAATTTCGTCTACGCTCTCAATACCATCTTCAATGTCTTTCATTTTACCTTCCGCGTCTGGTTTAATAGTTATTTCTTCGTATTCATCTGGTGGCAGTCTACCTTTTGTAGTTTCGTCGGCTTGACCTTTTTTAAGGACCATATATTCTTCTGACATAGTTCCTTCCATGTCTCCTACTACTCCCTCTTTTGTTTTTTTAACAGTTATGTCACCTGAAGTCATATCTTCTTCTAAAGTATAGTTTTTATATTTTTTAGAAGTAGTTCTTTCAACGCTTCCAGTAATATTATCTCCAAACATTTTTATTTTAGCTACAAGATCATAAAAATATTTTGGAGCAGCTTGTGCAACTTCTACTGCTTTCTCTGCAACTATAGGAGCAGCTTTTTTAGCGCCTGAAAAATATTTACCAAGAACAGGTAAGGTTGCAAGTCCGCCCATAATTTTCATAAACGTTCTTCTGTCCATACTACCTTTTTTTAAACCAATACGACCACCGTCTGCTTTTTCTTCTTCTGCATCTGGAAATAAAACATTACCCATTCTGTTTAAAAGAAAACTAGTAGCTATTCCTTGTGGATTTAATTGATATAAATTTTTTAAATAATTAAAATCTGCTCCAGCTTCTATAATATTTTTTATAGGGTTGTTTTTAGGTTTATCTTTAATATTTCTTTGATTAATAGTTTGTTCAAATGTTGATCTGTCATCTACAGGATCAGGACCTTTGTCCCTGCTTGTTGTAACACCACCTGTTGGTGAAACACTCACACTTTTAGCTGTAGCTTTTCTTGTGTCTCCAGACACAGTGCCCATGTCGGCACCACCTTTAAAACCTATACGACCACCGTTTGCTTTTTTATCTATGGGTAGATCCTCAATAATTTTTTTAATCTCGTCTACTGTCTCATCACCTTGTAATGTAATTCCATATTTTTGTTCTATTTGTTTTTGAAAACTTTCAGGGACAGCTCTTGGTTTCATGTCTGTTGCTTTCATGATTCCTGATTTAAGAGCAGCTCCCTCTTGTGAACCACCTATTATAACTTTATCTGGGTTAAGAGTTTTACCCTCCATGTCGACAACTTTTTGTTGTTCTTTAAATTTACTAACTGCTTCTTGTTGAATTTTTATTTTTTCAAGGCCATCTGGTTTTCTACCAGTTGCTTTCATGAAACCCCTTGTTAGTTGAGTAATCATTTCAGCTATTGTCATTCCAAACTTAATCATTAATAATATACTCTTTTAATTTTTTCTGCCTTTTCGTCTACGTAATCTTCAGGGTGATCGATCAGACCGCCCTGTCTGAATCGCATGATAGCTTGGGTCGTAGAGTCCACCAAGTCATCGTGATCGCCATATGGGAAAGCCGCACATTCCTCAATGACTTCCTCAGCAAATTTTTGCTCAGGAGCCCATATCATACCAGATTCGAACAAAGGTGCAACCGCATTTACACGAGCGTGCTTGTCGTTACCTTTTGACGGTGTAAAGTTCACAACCGGTATATCCATTTTTCTTAACTCAAACGTTAATGGTAATCCTGATGCTTTGGCCTCAACTATAACAGATTCAGGCTTCCAATAATCATACTGTTCAAGGGCCAATCTCCTTAGTTCAGGGAACTCGTATCTACCTTTTATAGCATCGAGTAATATTAAATTAGCTCCCTCGTCCTCACTAGGATACCAAACACCCCATGTCGTTATCGCACTGTAGTCGGCTGTTTCTTTTTTTAAAAATGCTGTATCGTAAGATTGTATAACGTGTGATAGTTGTGGAATATCTTCATGTGTATATTTTCTCCACCACTCACGTTTTAATATGGCTCCTTCTTCTGCTGTTGGATTTTGCATCCACTGTGCGTTCCATTTAGCAACAGGCAGTGTTGCTTGTACTTTCTCTAACTCATCTAGTTTCCAATACTCTGGCCAAACAGGCTTGGGCCGTGATCCATGGTCCATGATTGCCGGAAATTCGACCACGTGCCACTGATCAGCTTTAGGTTCACTTTGGTTTTTAATTAACATACCTGTTAAATCTTTTGTAGACCATCTAGTCATAACCATAATTATTTTACCACCAGGTTGTAAACGTTGACGAGGACCTGACGTATACCATTCATAGGCTGACTCTAATGCAGTCTTGGACATTGCATCTTGCTCAGAGTGCGGGTCATCAATAATCAAGAGGTCCGCACCACGGCCCGTGATTGCACCACCAACACCAGCTGCGAAATATTCACCACCATCAGATGTCTCCCAACGTCCCGCTGCTTTACTATCTTCTTGTAATCTTGTTTGAAAAATTTTTGTATAATTTTCTGAGTCGATAAGATTCTTTGCTTTACGACCAAATCTTATTGCAAGTTCTGCTGTGTGGGTTGCTTGAATGATCTTGAGCTTAGGATCCCTACCCACCATCCAAGCCGGAAGTAAGTATGAGGCAAACTCCGACTTAGTGTGTCTTGGGGGCATATTAATAATTAGCCGGTTTATTTCACCCGTAGCTAATTTATTAAATTTATCTGCAATGTGTCTGTGATGGGACCCCTCTACAAAATCTGGCCACACACATTTCACAAAAGATAGAAAATCTGTTTTAGCTTTATTCTGTATCTTTTTTTCTGCATGCAACACTTGAAGCTGTTTGAAGGTCTTTCGCACATCTGCAGGTAATTTACTTATGTCAACCTGATTCAAGTCCATGGTACCAATATGTTTTCAGTATACACGAATGTGTAAATTAAGCAATACAACCTAGAGTAGTGGGACCCCTTTTTTGTATATAAGGGGGGTAGGGTCTATTTAATTATCGATTTTTGGATTTGGCTTGGGACCCCTGATCCCAGGTCCATCAAGCAGAGGTAATTCCACTGCGGGCTCTTCCATTACATTGGTTAATGGTCCAGGATACATCACCCGCACTGCACGAAGACGGACCAAAGCGGTCGGTGTGACGTGCAGTCGGTGTGCAGGGTGCCTTAAAGATGTCCGGAATTGTCTGTACACCCTGTATCCTATATAATCCTTGACAGGTTATTTGTCAAGTGTTAAAAACAAATTAGAAAGGATAAATATAATATGACTAAAGTAATGACTAAATATCAATTAGAGCACTACGAAAAAAAAATAGACAGACATTTTCGACCTTTAATTGACAGCCAGGAATTGTTAATCAAACAGTATAGAACTGAAGCGACTAACAATGTTGTTAAAAAACTAGCAAAGAAAATGGGCGCAGATAAAATCTTGCAGCAAATGAAAGACGCTGAAGAGACCATGAAAGCTGCTCAAGCTAGCGCAAAAACTTTTTTTGAGAAGGTATCAAAAAAAGATAAGAAGGATCTTGACTACACTTTTGAAAGAGACCATGAAAGAATATCTGTTTCAGATTGTGAGGACCAGTTAAGAACCTGGGCCAGTGATTTGGTTGATTTGGAACTTCAGCAAAGACCTGAAGGAAAGCAGCTCAAGGACCTAAAAGACTTGAGGCAAAAAGCTATGGATACTGTTTTTGAAAGTGGTACTCCAGATCAACTTCAACTTGCATTAGATAAGGTTGTTAAACATATCGGGATTACCTGGGCTGTTGATACATCTAAAATAAAAGCTATTGCACACAATTAATTATTGACACACCTGGGATAATCTGGCATTATCCCAGGTAGAAAGGATAATATGAATATAGAAGATTTAATAAAAGAAGCAAAAGAGATTGAAGAGAAATCTGAATTTATTGTTTCCTGGTTTGCAAA